TGACTCTTCTGTTTCTTCTTCCTCTGCTTCATCAACACCAGGCTTGCCATCTACTGGATGTGTTTGCTTAAATGCTTGGAAAGATTTTTTACCAGATTGCTGTGCTTCTTTTTCTTTTTGTGCTAGATACTGACCATGTGTTTCTTCATCTAGGTCTTTTTTGTCCATTGCTTTTTTGATAGCTTTGTCTTTGCTGCCCATGTATTCATCTTTTGGGCTTTCTTTCTTGCCATCGCCATCGTAGTCTTTCTTGGCCAGCATGTCTTCATTTGCTTTTTCTTCAGCAAACATACGTGCTAGTCTAGATTCAACTTTAGCAATACCTTCTAATACGCTACCACGAGCTTCAACTGATTCATAGATAGGTTTTTGCTCTACAGTTTTGGGTGTTTCTTCCTTAGGTGCCAATGCATTTAATTTTCCTAAGATGTTGTATATGTTGTTGCTCATGATTATTTTCCTCTAGGGGTAGTATTTGGTTTAAGGATACTGTTGTTGTTCTGTGGAAGACTGTCTGTTGTTTTGCCGTCAGCTTTTTCAGTGCCAGCAATTTCATACTTGCGAGATTCTAATTCTTTTAGGAATGAACCAACCAGCTTGTCACCGTATTCGGGTGCTGCTTCGGCTTTCATATCTGGTTCAGTTAATACTGCACCTTGATTGTCAATGCGCTCTTGAACTGCGTCTTCTTGTGCTGCTGTATCTTCATTGTACACACACAAGCAAGTTGGATCTATCATTGCTCTTGCACCAATCACTTGACGAATCTGTGTTGGAGTGGTTGGATACTTGACTGTCACTTCCATGATGTAGCACTCGCATGGTCCCAGCTTGGGAAACTCTCTATGCTCTTGGATAGGCATGCGCTTGGGCTTGCTGATGTTTTCTACTTGGTAAGTGTCTAGTGCGTTTTTGATTCTATCAAAAACTTCACCGGTTGGTTCTACGCCAGCTATTTTAACACGGAATGTGTATGCTGTGTTTAGCTCTGCGATGTATGTTCCGAATGCTTTCATGTGTTAAATCCCCGTATATTCTATTTATTCATTTTGCTTTGTTTTGGTCTGTAGGCCGACCTAGAATCTTCTCTAACAGCGCATTTCTATCCAAAACTATGCCTTGACCGTCAACTGGTTCATCGTCTGCAATGGCGGCTTTTTTGGCTGCTTGTTCCATTTGAAAGTCTAATCTTTGCTTGCTCAACTGCAGGTTGATCATACGCAGTTTCTTGTCCATTTTGGCTGTTTTGGCTGCAATGGCATGGCCCAGCAGGGTGCCTGCTGTTTGTAGTATGGTGCCCGAAAAACGTGCATCCACGTTCATACCCAAGTCTATTAGATCCTGGTAGCTTTTTGTAGCCATGTTGGCCAGTTCATCTAGCTCGGTATCGCCAGTTTCTAGGTCACGTACTAGGGGTAGGGCTGCATCAATCTTGTCTATAGCACCGTTTACTTGATTGATTATGTCTTGATTTTCATCAATAATGTGCTGTGCATCCTCTACAGAAATTTCTTCTGCGGTCTGCTCGGGCAGATTAAATAGTGCTTCTAGTTTACGTGTAATTTTATTTCCCCAATGCTTTAAGTATATGTTCTTTCTTATTTATAGCCATATTTACACGGTCCCAACTAATGTTAAGAGTCAATGCAATTTGTCTACGATTTAGGCCATTCTCAAATAGTTCCCATACTTGTTTTATAATATTCTCGTTTTTAACCACATACGTTAAGAAAAGTTTTTGACCGTGATCTGGATTTTTTACTCCTTTTCGTTTAGCCGCACTAGAAAGACAGTTGTTTAATCTATTCTGAATTGCTTTTTCTGTCCAAATTTTATTGCGATGTTTTTCTTTTGTAGTATCAGATTTTTTATGTCCTTTAATACTTCCCCCATCACCAGATTCTGGTTTAGTGTTTGCCCACAGTTTTTTTCCGTTGTCATCTTTTGCGTTTACTATATCCCATAGTTCACTATAGTATAATCCCCATTCTTTTAACTCTTCAATGGTGTGGCATTCTCTGATAATCTCTGTAGTATAATTGCTACCGTGCATCTTTAGGTGATTCCTCCAATATACTCCACTACCTTTATATCTATGAGGATTTTTTGACGTTGTTTTTCCTAAATATTTTAACCCAGTAATACAATGAGTCTTAAGGTATAGATAATAAATATCCATGCTGACATTGCCCTTTAATGTTAGAGTAGTTGGGGATTGCAGTCCCGCGAACTACATTTTTATTTACCGTTATTTACAAAAATATCTTGTTCTGTAACTACTCTAAAGGCAATGCCCTGTGCTTTACACCAGGCTTGTGCTGCTTGCCATTTGTACATGTTGAGAACTGCTGCGGCTTGGTCTCTAGTGCTCTTGGCAGACTCAAGTGTTGATTGTGTACTGGGTTTGATTTCTATCAGTTCAGCTCGCTTGGCACCACTCTTGTCAACATACACAATAAAAAAATCTGGCACATAAATTGTGGCTTTATTGGTAAACGGATTGGTGTAATTGATGTGTATGCTTTCACTGGCCCATTGCAGTATGCTGGGATTGTTATCGCAGAAACGCATAAAGGTGTGTTCCCATCCTGAACGATAATGAGGTGTTTTCTTACCTACATATTTTCCGGGATTCAGTAACTGATAAAAACCGTTCGCGTACTTGGCCATTATGGAATAAAGGTACGTTGAACATACTTGTTGGTGACAGGAGTATTTGACACCCCCAATAAACTGCTGGGAATTCTGTTTAAGTTTAAGAACATGGCCAAATAAACATCTAGCTCGCCTTGAGGCAAACTAGAGAATTGTTGTAGAATACTCATTGGGTCAATTTCTTGTGTTAAACAGGTATAGATAACTGCTGCACTTAATGCCTGTGCTGACTCTCTATTGTCAGTTATGTTTTCAAAGAATGTTACTACAGCATCATTTGCATCAGGACTCGTGTTGTATTGTTTGGTAAAGAAATTATTAAAAAATTCTTGTGTATTTGGCTCTGAAAAACCCAATTTAGGAGTGCTAATATTAGATGGAGATGTTGTCATCATATGTCTACTCCTCCATTACCGCCTTGTATTCCAGGAATAGGTGATGCTTTGTTCTCAGGAGACACTCTACCTTGATTGCCTGTTTCAATTGGTGTGTTATTCAGTGTACGTGCATAGTAAGGTACATACTGTTGATTTGGTGCGCCTGTTTGTGGTTCCCAATTTGAACCTGCTGTTTCTTCTTCTTCTATACCTGCTGCACGATTTTGTGCTGCTCTTAACGATGCGGCATTGTTTGGACCTTGAACACTACCGTTAAGAACAACTGGATTAAATCCATTATCTTGACTTATATCTGCACTGGTGTCCCGGGGCATTCTATATGTTGGTGAGTTAAAGTAAGTGTCGTTAGGTCTGTTGGTAGACACGCTGTCACCATTACTCACTACACTGGTTTCATCAGTAGTACCATCTGTGTTTAGTTTTCGTTTTTGTTCGTAAGATACTGTGGCTGCACTGGATTGTACATAAGTATAACCACTTGATTGATTGTTAACTCCTGTCTGACTAACACCAAACTTTTCCTTGGACCATTCTAGACCATCTCTAACAGCACCACCCACGCCTCGTGATAGGTTGCTGATTACAGGAATGTTTACTCCACTGAAAGGATTAGTTCCAGTCAGTATGCCTTTAATCAGTGATCGCTTGGCTTCCATTTTGGCAATGTCTTTAAGGTTGGCACCTTTATTATTTTGATAGCCCTTGAAACCTTTAACTATAGCTCCACCAATATTGCCGCCTCTAATATCTCCAAATATTTGATCTGTAGTATCAAGTATACCACCATTTCCAAACACACCTCTAGCACCAAACACTCTTGGTCTTGCAAAGCCTCCAGGTCCGGTGCCGGCACTTAATCCTGTTGGCGTTAATGAACTAGGTCTGAGGTCGTAGTGTAAATTAAGCATGCCAGGAATCGTAGAATCAGTTACATACCCATAGTAATAAAGTACAGCTTCATACGAAACCGACATGGTATGAGTCATTGGAACATTTTCACCAGCAGTGTGTTGCCCGTGTTGAAAACTGGTTATTTTTGGATTCACTAATATGTATTCTGTAAAGGTTCCTCGATTTAGACTATATATTCGTATATTCTTTAGAAAATGAATTTCTTGTGATTTGTTTCGTAGACTATAACCCCAAGAATTTAATGGCGATGAATTATTAAAATGGTATTTGTGTTTTTGTTGATAATTTGACGTAGTGTTATCACTAAACAAGTCTCTGTAATCACCGTCTCTATAATAATAGTCGTAATAATCTTTCCAAAAATCTAAAACGGTGTTATTACTATCATCATGAAAGGTTATGTTGACAGGATCGTATTTAATTTTAGTTTGTACAACATTAGTTCTATTGTAAGCATTTAACGTTCTAACATCAACTGTAAACTTTGGTAAAGCAACTGATTGAACCAATTGGCCTGTTTCAATTAAAGAACCGCTATCTTTGATAGTTGATACCCTATCATCTTTATCAAACTTTACATAGTATAAAAAACTATACTTGGGTGCTAATTTATAATTATCAGCAACAAACAATTGAGTTGCATGTGCATAGTCAAAGATTTTCCCATCAGTACTAGCATCAACAGGACTCAAGAATTGGTTATTTTGTAGGCTCATACAATTATTTAGCCGTAAAAAAACCCGGATTTCTCCGGGTTCTTTAAATTACTTGCTATTAGAAACCCAATGCATTGCCAACACCACTTGCCATTGCTGCGCCTAGTGATTGTCCTACTGGAGTCTGGATCGCGTTATCATATCTAATAGTTAATGCAATCATGGCTGGATCATTTGTTCCGTAGTTCAAATCGCCGTAATCAGCATTGCTGATAAAGCAACCGTATAGTTCCCAAGTTTCTAGTACGTTTGGTGTAGCTGCGCCATTGCCGCCATCTAACACTTCATAACGTAAGATAAACTTGTAGTCTGCTCCGGATACTGCACTTGCTTGCTCTAGGAAGTCAAACTGTTTCTGGATCTGTTCACCAACTAAACGTGCAACATTGCCGCCTGCGTCATCACGTAAGTTGACTGATGTTTCTGCCCATTCTGGCTTGCCTTGTAAATATACTTTACTGTTATAAACATCAAGTGTTATTGGTGCAAAGCTCACGCTTGGGCGCTTGATGTCTACTACTTGTTTTGTTAATTCTACACGATCAGCACTGACACCAAAACCTTCAAAACTAGCACGGAAGCGATACTTCAGCTTCGGCATTAGCAAGCCTTGGTTGCTAGCACTTTGATTACTTGCTAGCGGTACTGTAAATTTTGTTAACGATGCAACTGACATTTATATTCTCCTGTTACTATTATTTATCATCCTTTTGAGTCAACTGGGAACCTGGGTTCCCAGTTATACTCCTACTTTATTAACCTAACGCAGCGATGTCACCTGGGTTCTTCAAGCGAATCGGAATGTAAATAAATTCAACATCTTTCA